CTGGATCAGAATACAAATCTTCATTTGGCAGATTTGCTATATAAGCATTAACGTCATCTCTGTTAATCTCTGCAAGGGTAGAGATATTGCAGCCAATATAAAAAGCATTAACATATAAACTTTGCAATGCACTGTTGTAAACTTCGTTTCTAATTTGATTGGCAATTTCACTATCGCCATAAAGCCACTCATTAAAATTATCACCCAATGTTTCATCAAGTGCTTTTATCTCAGAGGTAAAGTCCTCATTAGGGTTTTCAAGTATAAGTTGTTCACCGGCTTTTTCTATAATCTTTGCAACTTTATCAGCATTAGTAGGGCGAATAGTATATGCTTCACTTTGTAAAGCAAAACTTGATGCCCGAGCAGAAAATGCTTTTAAAGATTTATAAAAATCCTGCGGATTATCAAAACTCATATTAAACGCCTAAGATATTTAATGCTTCTTCTAGTTTCAAAGGAATGCTCAATACGGTTCCAATCTGAACAGTTGCTTCTGTAGGATAAGAATTCCACCAAGCAATGACCCACCAGTATCTAGAATCACCATAATACTTATCTGCTAAGTTATAAAATCTATCGCCATATTTCCAAATATGCTGTGTAGAAGCGGTTCTTGATCTTTGTTCGCTTGTAGGATTTCTTACTTTGATCGTTGCATATTGAACAACATCTACGTCACCTCTGCTTTCTCGCAAAGGTGCATAGTACTCAGTATTATTAACAATCACTCTTGAATTTGAATATCTAGATGCCATAATTATAACTCATCAATTGAACGGAAAAGATTGCGAGCACTTCTGATAGAACGAGCATCAGCGGCGGCTCTAGAGCGTGCACTCTCTAGTCTAGAGCGTGTTTCGACAGCACCAATCCTTGATTTTAAAGAATCAGTTAAAACACTAGTTGTAGAGATTGTATCTATCGCAGCAAAAGGATCATAAGTATCAGTCGATGAATAAACCACTCCGCTTAAATCTAAGTCAGTTTCTACGATAGGAATACCACTAGCATCAACAGTGCCCCCTAATTCTTCTAAGACTTGCTCTGTGAAGTCTTGTGCTTCTCTTTGTTCGTCTTCTTGTGCAATGGTGGCTGTTGTAGGGGCACCAGTTTCTGCAGCAGCGGGAACCGATGTTACAGTTCCATCAGATAAAACTGCATTATAAGGAAAACTTGGTGTAGCAAAATCAACACCATCTAAAGAATTGAACCAGCCAAGAGGAGTGTCGTGAATAGGCGTAAAAGAAATATTAATATCAATCATCTTTGGTAAAACAGTGGCACCACTCTTTTGATCGCCCTGCTCAATAGTCTTTTCAAAGATGCCACCATCTTCACTTTCAACATTGTGATTTACAACTAGACTGCTGATAAAACCCAAGACACCATTCTCTGAACCACCGGAAGATTTGTAACTATCATATAAAGTTTTAGAAAAAGTCTGTGGTGATTCTGCACTAACACTGTTTCTTTGCAACAAGTTCATAATCTTAATTCTTACTAACGGCGACTGACCAATGGTCGAAGCATTGTTAACGTTAGTATAAGCAGGATACAGAAACTGAACCAACTGCTGTACTCTTCCTAAGTTCTCATAAGCCTCGCCTAATGAAGAAGCAGGAACTTTAAACGCAAGAGCAATAGATCTTGAAGTGCTTCTAAACATGTGAATACCGTCAACTCTACCATAAACCTGCTCAGAAGCCCAATCACTATTATAAGTCTCGTTAAAGGTTGTAATAAAAGCCTTAAAGAAGATCTCTTTTTCGCTGATCATATGACGAAAAGCGATAGTAAAGCCTTTATTCGCTAAAGCATCAGAGCCATCAGCAAATGTTGTAAGATCTTCGGTATCGTATCTATCAAAATCAAAATTATTCATTCATTAGTATCCTAGACTTGCTGCCTTACTCTTCGCACTTCGCCACCAACGATATCGAGGACTGCTTTGCCAACCAAGTCTTTATCTAAGTAGAAGTTAATTGGCTGATTTGCAGTAGGTTGTGCGTTAGTTGCTGTGACTGCTGGTGTTGTTGTGGCGGCTGCAACGGCTGTAGTGGTAGTTTCCATCATTGCTTTAACAGCCATTACTCTGGTTTCAGGAATCTTTCCAATTGCATCAGCAATACGCTCAATCTCAGAAGCAACAACAGATAATTTCTCAGGCATCTTAGTTAATTCAACCATTGCAGTGGTTAAAGCACTAAATCCATTCAGTTTTTCAATCGGAAGAGTTCTTAATGCTGCACCAATGCCAGTAATAGCAGGAATCAACAACATCAAGGAAGCCGAACCAGCAGCAAAAGAAGCAAAATTCTTTGCAATATCACCCACTCCACCGCCAACTAAGAATAGATCTCTGAAATTTCTAGTAAGATCGATGGCTACAGACCCTGCTACTTTCATTGCTTCGGCAGCAAAATACAAAGCCTCGCCCAACTCATTCACTCTAAGAACTAATTCAGAAGGTGATTTAGAGACTAGTCCTTCTTCTTTGAAGATCGTCAAATTTGCTGCAGCAAATGCAGCTACCCCAGCAAGAACAGAAAGACCACCAGTTGCATAGCCCAAAGCGGTTCCAAAGGCTATGGTTAAAGTAGTGTTGGTAATTATCATTGCTTTATAAGCAAGAAATGCTTTTATAACGAGTTCAATAGAATCAGCATTTAAAACTAACCAATTAGCAATATTTAATACAATATCACCAAGGGGAACGAGGGCTTCGGCATTTTTATTTATAATAGCATTTAGTTTATCTTGAACTGACATAACTAATTTTGCCGCTTTTTGTTGCTCTTCCAATGACTCTGCATTGGCATTAATAGCGTTAGAAAATTCATTCATATTGCCAGACAACAACATTGCAAGTTCGTTGGTATCTTTAAGTCCTAGCGATTCTGTGTAGAAAAGCCTCTGATAATAACTCATATTTTCAAAACTCAAGCCAGCATCCAAGATAGAATCTCTGATCATTTCAAATCTTTCTACTGGATCTGTTGCCATCATAAGATCCATAGCATTAACAAAGTTGCCGCCCAGTGCAGCATTTAATTGTCCTGCTTGTTTTGCTGCACCTTCAAAAGTATCAAACTTGTTGGTAATACCTAAAACCTTCTCCATCTCCAGTCCGGTAACACGAAGAGTGTGCTGAAGTCTCTTAAACGTAATATCAAAATCACTACCAAATTTTGCTAATAAAGGTCCACTATTGGCCAAAGTAGCAAAATATTGTGTTTGATCCATCTGAAGAGCGGAAGCGTTCGCTGCCAAGCCTCTCATTTTAGGTGCCAATTCGTCTGCACTCAAGCCAAATGCCTTGGTGCCCATTTGTAAAATTTTGGTTGAATCAGCGGAACTGACACCTAACTTATCAAACAAAACAACTGATTCAGTGATAGATTGTTGTTGTTCTCCAGATAACTTAACAAAGTCAGTAAAATTATTAATTAATTCACCTTGAACTCTTAAAACATCCTGAGCAGAGGCACCGTAGATATACATGCTACCCGCCAAATCTCGCATATCTTTTGCATACTGAGTGCCAAATCTAAACCTTCTATTAAAATCAGATGCAGCCTTATCAATCTCAAAGAATAAATTTATTGCTCTTCGAAGTCCAAATTCCAATACATCAGTTGCTTTTTTATCTGCCGCCTCTCTTGCTTTGGCAGCCAATACTTCTGCTTGTAAAGATCTGGTTCTTTCATCTGCAAGGTTCTTGACTATCTTTCTAATATCTTTGTATTTGTTTTCTTGATCTTCTAATTGTTTTTGTCGTTCTTCGTGAAGATCGTTTATGCGTATCTCGTTTTCGAGTGCTTCGTCTAATGCTTCTTTGTTTGCCCCCAAAAGACGATATTGTTCTGCTAAGGCTCTATTTCTAGACAAGAGATTTGATAAAGCAGCGTCTCCTTGCTCTGCTGCGTCTTGAATTATTTTCAATGATTCAATTTGTGCTTTTCTATTGACCTCATCTAATTGCTGACGCCTTAGCGACAATTCGTATTCGCTTTTACCACGAGCCTCAGCACGTTCAAGGGTCTGCCGCATCTCCTCAGCCTGAGCCTTTAAGACCTCCAAAGACTCAGCACGTCTTTCTAAAGTTCGATTTTCAAGATCTAATGCTTCTCTTAGCCGTCTTAGGGTTTCTTCATCAGCCATTAATAAGCCCTCTTTTACTTAGATAAATAGTGTAAAAAGAAAAAAGACAAGGCACGTAAGAACCTTGTCTAAAATATTAAGGACCAAACTTAGGTGGTGGCGTAGGAGCGTTGTTTGCATTCAGGGTTTGAAAATTTCCACCCCCACCTTTAGATGCCTTCTCAATTTCTTCTGCTTCTCTTTCCAACTGTCTAATTAGTCTTTCAACAAACCATTTCCTCAAACCAATTGGTAAATTATACGCTTCCGAAAAAGACCACCCACCAGAATATTTTAAAAAGAAGAACTGTTCGTAAACGTTCTCCATGTACTCATCGGTCAGGCCAAAAAAAGTCCGCCGTGAGTGGCACCTCCAGTTCCTGCTCATGGTCGCAAGAATTGCAAGCAAAGTGCTGACGCATATCTAAATCAGGATTTGCTAAGTTATAAACCTGCCTGATATGTCTAGCGTCCAATGAAGGAACATTATCAACAACATAATCAATTGCTTGTCTAGAAGTCTCTCCATTAACAGAAACAATGATCTGTCTAAGTTGACGTGTTACAGCATTTTCCTCTTTACGTGCTTTTCTTGCATCTTCTAACTGACGAACATACTGACGCTCATCAACACCATTTAGAAGCCTGAATGTAACCTCGATTCCTGTCCTAGGAAGTTTTGTTGTATAAGTTCCATTCTCATTAAGAACAGCATCCTCATCTCTAACACCATCTCCGCTATAAGCCTCAATGTCGTGAAGATCAAAGTTATACTCTTGATTTGTACCACATGCAGGACAAGTCACTGTAGTGCTGTACTCTGGTCCATAACCCGAAATTCTTGCAGCAACAAGAATAGCATTACGATCACCAATCAAAAGATGCTCTGCTTTAATACGCTTATCTTTAATAAGACTATCAAGCAGTCGATCAAGCACGATGCCTTTCTTTAGCAATGCACGGGAAGTAAGAAGATCTTCCTCCTTAGCAGTCATATGCTTAATCTCAATTGTCTCTGCGTCATGCAGAGGGTGCCCTTCAGGATAATACTTACCTCTCGAAGGAAGTTCTACGAACTCAGAAGGAATTACAAAAGAAAAGCCTCCTGAGTTGTCATCTTGCATCATAGATGCGGGAGGGGCTGGGTCTGGACTGTGTGCCCCTAAACGCTCTCTATTTCTAGCCAATATACACCTCTATGTTGTTTGTGTTAAGATTTTCAGACGTTAGATGGTGAGAAGATCTTGGTGCCCTCAGCAGCAGTGTCAGCATCGTCACTGGTTGTGTATGGGGTAAGTGTAGCCCAATCGTACTTAAATGTCATAGAAAGTTCATTTAAGTTGTCATCACCATAAGCCAAATCGCCATATTTCACGTCTGTAATAATAGGGTTCCACAACTTCCACTCTTCGATAACATTACCAGCAGCATTTAACTGCTTGATTGTAACGCCACCAATCTTCTTACCGAGGCTAGCCTTGGACATGGTGCTAAGTTGGTTAGAGTTAGCAGGGACTTTATAACCACCGTCCTCTACCAACTTAGACATTAACTTGGAAGAATCTGGATTCTGAGGATCAACAAACGCAATTGTAACATCAGACCATGTAACAGTTCCTGGATAATAGAACTTATGATTTAAGAAATTGTGCTCTGCAGCATTAATGGAAAAACCAGGCTTGTTGATAGTCTTTGCGTACCAAACAACACCAGTACCGGCTTCTGTGCCGCTTCCATCTGCGTCTACCATTCCATCGATCTGAACAAGAAATCTAAACTTTCTTTTTGGATCATTGATTGTTGCTTTTTCAGTATGATCTGCACCCCAAAATGCCATTTTTGTGAACTCCTATAAATTGTTCTATACTTAAATAGTATTGGTGGGGGATTTTCACCCCCACTTTAGTTTAATTAATCGTCGAAAGAAGCACCGGTGTTCATTACAACGAAGTCGATAGCGATGAACTCGATGGCTCGTGCAGGCTTGACCATAATCTTCGCATAAAGAATGTTCTGATCAATCAAGTCTGGTGTAGTTGTTGTTCTGTCGAGCACAAGACGGTACTCTGTGATACCGAACTGAGTCTTAACATTTGCCAAGAATGGCTCAACCAAGTTCTTGAAGCGTGTCCAAGTAGCCTCAACATTCTGCTCGAAAAGAATCTGAGTAGAGAGGATAGAGATCTGCTTCTTAAGATAGATAACAAGGCGACGAACATTGATTCTATCGAGTGCAGATGCACGCTCCTGAAGAGTCTTCTGACCGAAAACAACGATTCCGGAAGATGGGAAAGCAGCGATTGGGTTAATTCTGCTCTCGTAAAGTGTGTCACGGTCACGGGAGGACAATCTCTCAGTCACGTTTGTAACAGGGATACCAGCAGCACCCTCAGAAAGACCACCGCGATTGAATCCTGCAGGAGCAAACCAGATGGCGGATGCTCTCTCGGAACTTGCAAGAACGCCCATCATAGCAACTGTTGGCGGAATCCAAAGAAGTTGTCCGTTGTTCTCATCACGAGTCTGAACCCATGGGTAGTAAGTGGCACCATAACTAGAATCAATTCTTCTAGCCTTCAAATCGTTAGATGCATTGATTGGTGTTGTACCAATTCTATCAGCCTTATCGGAGTAATACTGCTCATGATTTGGGATATAGACATTTGGAAGGTCAATGATTGCCATTGCATCACCGCGATCACCGCAAACATCAATCATGTGCTCTGTAAGGCTTGTGTTAGTCAAGCCTGGGGTAGCAAGAAGATTC